TAACATTTGCTGTACCTTCTTTCTCAATTCAAATTGATGCAGATATAACTGTACTAGCTACTGAAGATCAATTAGACATGACTTTAGGTAGCTTTACACTCGAACAAAGTACAAACGAACCTGTAACTGGTCAGCAATTAACAGCATCAGTAGGTCAGGTAGAGGCTGTCTCTATCTATGAAGTTAGTGGAATACAAGGCACATTAACACTTGGAAACTTTACTCTTGTTCAATCAACTAATGAGTCTGTGACTGGTCAACAATTATCTATGACCATGGGTAATGCAGATGAGATTCCTGATCAAATCGTTGGGGTATCAGGATTACAAGCGTCTACTTCTATTGGAAGTGTTGATATTGTTATCGATTGTGCAGTTGGTGTAACGGGCACCGTATTGACTTCAACAGCCGGTAGCCCTAGTATATATGCATGGCGTGAGATTGACCCTGGAGTAAATAATAATTGGACAGAGGTTGATTTAGCAGCGTAAGAAGTGTAAAATTATAATTATTTAGGAGTAAAAATTTATGGCATCAAGTTATTCAACAGACCTCAAATTAGAGTTGATGGTAACAGGGGAAAACGCTGGTACTTGGGGTGACAATACAAACGAAAATTTAAAATTAATTCAACAAGCAATTGCAGGTTTTGAATCAGTAACTATCACAGATGGTAGTACAGTTGCTTTAGCAATGTCTGATGGAGCATTATCTAATGCTCGTAACATGGTTATCAAATTTGCTACAATCACTTTATCAAGTGCTTCAGTTATAACAATTCCAGATGGAATAGAAAAATTTTACATCTTTGATATTACTGCTGTAACAAACCCATCAAACTTAACAATCAAAACTGTAAGTGGTACAGGTTTTTCACCAGCTGAATCAAAAATTGTTGCTGCTTATACTGACGGTACAAACTTAAACGAAATTGCACTTGACACTTTGGGTGGTACAATTGGAACTGCACAAATAGCTGACAATGCTGTTACAACTGCAAAGATTCCTGATAACGCAATTTTAAGTGCTAAGATTTCTGCAAACCAAGTTACAACTGCTAAAATACCTGACAACGCAATCACAACTGCAAAGATTTCTGCACTTCAAGTTACATCTGCAAAAATTGCTAATGATGCTGTAGGTGCTGACCAATTAGCGGACACAGCAGTTACTGCAGCTTCTTACACTAACGCTTCTATTACTGTTGATGCTCAAGGTAGAATTACAGCTGCAAGTTCAGGAGCTGCTGCAGGTGGAGATGCTTTTGACTTTACATTAGCTGTTGCTGGAGAAGGACCAGTTTCTACAACTTACTCACCACTTAACCCTGCTTCAACTGCAGGTTATGGTTACTTAGCTAGTGGATCTGGAAACGGTGGTCAAAGAGGAGTACCAGTTAGAACCGGTGGTAATGGTGGAGCAGGAACTTACGGTTTCTTTACATTCAGTGCACCGGGTGGACTAGCCGGAACTACAGTTAACGTAGGTGGTGCAGCTGGTTCATCACAATTTGGTAACGTCATATCAATATCTGCTGGAAACAATGGTGGAGGTCAAATCGATCCAGGTAACCCAGGTTCCGTAACTTTCAACTTACCAGGTGGAAACCTACCCGCTACAAACACAAACACAGTGTCTAATAGTCCATTTGATAACAGTGCTGACTATGCACCACTTATCATGCTTATGGAAGGAGAAGGTACTGATGCATTTGGTAATACTTACCCAGGTGCTCAGAACGGATTCTTTTTAGTTCAAGGTATTACAGGAGGACAAGGTGGATCACCAAACGTTCCAAGACAAGATGGTAATCCAGGTTACTTATTCTTCTACGAGAAAAATGGAGGTGGATTCTAATGGCACACATTATCTGGAACGCAGAAGGATATCATATTGGTTTATCAGCTAATGATACTGATAAAGATTATTTTTTATCCCATGAACCAAATGCAACAACAACGAGTATATCAGAAGCTGATTTCTTATCTTTAGTTAGAAAAGAAAAACAATTAATTGCAGCTGATCATTCAAAAGATAATACTGACGAAACAAGATATGAATGCACAAAAGACAATCATGAAATAACTGATTGGGATTGTGGAGGAAGAATACCTAACGCAAATTATTTCAAAGAAATTTTACAAGGTATTATTACTCAATGTGAGAATCATTTAGCTTTCCACAAAGAAGATAAAGATTCTGCTTTCAACGCTAAGGTGCAATCTCATGTAGATAATTGCAAAACAGTTCTAAGTGAAATAGATGGCGGATCTTGGACTGAACCATCTTGGCCAACTGATTCAGTATACAAATATGTTGAAGGTAGATTTGGTTCTGCATTAAGTGATTGGGAAATCCCAGTTTAATTGACTTCTTAAGATAATTCAAATAGAACATCTTGTATGTTCGAGAACAAAATAAAATTTCTTTGTTTAAAAGAATATCTTGAATTTGCTGATCATAAACCTGAGCCAGTTTCTTTAAATTTACCTGAATGGTATAAAAAACTAGAGCACACTTTTAAAAAAATGACGGTAAAAGGTTGTCTACCTTTTATGGATACCTTAACAACTGGGTATTTAATAAGAACGAGTCAAGACTTTTATGTAGATTTACAACCTAATCCTAAAGCAAAAGATGATGTGGATAAATGGCATATGAGATGTGTGCCTGCCTTTGCTGTAGCATCTCCATCACTTAAAGCTAATGCAGAATATTTAGGATTGGATATATCCGGAAGCACACATGATTATACTCAATTGGAGGGATCTAAATTTATGGAAAGAAATTTAGCAAGGCACTTTATTAAGTTTGATAATCCCTGGTATATTGAAACACCACCTGGTTATTCTTGTCTATTTGTTCCTCCATTAAATAATGGTGATGATAGGTTTGAGTGTTTGGCAGGTATTGTAGACACAGATACACATTATATGAGAATAAATTTTCCTGCTGTATTTAATGGTTGGAAATACAAAAACGGATACAAGGGGACTATTAAAAAAGGAACACCTCTTGTACAAGTAATACCTTTTAAAAGAGAGTCTTGGAAAATGGAAATAGGAACTGTTGATAAAAAAGAAGTAGATAGAAGAGGATTTAAAATGACAGTATCTAGATTTAAATATATAAGATCTGTATGGCACAAGAAGATAACAAAATAATATTAGAAAAAGAACAAGACTCTATTGGTAAATGGTTAAAAGTTTATGATAACTTTATGCCAATAGAAAAACTTGCAAAGTTTTTACAGTTTTGCAATTCAGATATATGTCAAGAATATTGGATGGCTGGTAAAGTTGGTGATAGAGGAGATGGTGGAACAATTAAAAAAGAAACAAGACTTGTAGATTGTTTAGGTCTTACTAATATTGCAAAATCATATACAGCTGTACACTATGCTTGGTACATGAAAAGCGTAGTAACAAACTTATTGAAAAAATACGTTGATGATACAAACGCACAAATATTTGATTTTAGAGTTCACGATATTGAAGTATTACGATATGGTGTAGGTGGTAAATATGAACCACACATTGATGCTAGTCTTACATACCCAAGAAGAGTAAGTATGATTTTGCTTTTAAATAACGATTACGAAGGTGGTGAATTATATTTTCCTGGTATAGGAGAAATTAAAGTCGCGCCAAATAGAGCTATTGTATGGCCAAGTAATTATGTTTATGTTCATGGAGTAAAACCAATAACAAAAGGAACAAGGTATAGTATTGTATCATGGCTGCTTTAGAAGAACCAAAAATTATAAAGGATTTTATTACAGCTGAAGAAGCTCAATTTTTTTTGTGCTACACACAAATGATGCACAGAAATAATCCTTTTGCTAATAACGATAAGAGTTATGAAGTGCCTAATGATGATACCTCTTATTATGCAGATGCTTTGACTGAGAGTCTTATGTTAAAGAAACATGAATTTATGGAAAAAGAATTAGGTCTTAAATTATTTCCAACTTACACATATTGGAGAATGTATACCTACGGATCCGAACTAAAAAAACATATAGATAGAAATTCTTGTGAAATATCAATAACACTTCATCTAGGTTCTGATGGAACTCCTTGGCCTATTTGTTTTAATGATCAATGTTTTGAACTAAAACCAGGAGAAGCAGCTATCTATAAAGGCATTGAGTGGCCACATTACAGAAAAGAACCTTTTAAAGGTGACTTTTATAGTCAAGTATTTATGCATTATGTTCGTGCTGATGGCATACATCAACAGTACAAATTTGATAAGAGACCTCTGGTAGGTTTAAAGAAATAAGCCTTTATGCTATAATAAAGCATGCCATTAACAAATGTACAGATAAGACCAGGATTTAATAAACAAGTAACTCAAACAGGTGCTGAAGGTCAGTGGACTGACGGAGATTTTGTAAGGTTTAGATATGGATTACCTGAAAAGATAGGTGGATGGCAACAAATTATTAATAAAACTATTGTAGGTGCAGTAAGAGAACAACTTGTTTGGGCAGATTTATTAGGTAGAAAGTATGCTGCACTTGGCTCTAACAAAGGTTTATTTATTTATTATGAAGGAGCTTTCTACGACATTACACCACTTGATACAGCAAAGACTGGAGCAACATTCACGACAGTAAATACATCGCCAACGGTCACCGTAAACTTAAATGGACATGGTTTTTCAGCTGGAGATCTATTTACATTTACTTCAGTCACACCACCTGTAGGTGCAGGATACGTAGCAGCAGATTTTACAACAAACACATTTGAAGTCGTAAGTGTTGTTGACGTTGATAGTTTTACAATCACAATGTCTTCTAATGCAGCAACCTCTGTCTCTAACAGCGGATCTGCAACAATTAATCCTTACGTTGAGGTTGGACCATTAAATCAAACAGGAGGGTATGGTTGGGGTACATCATCATGGGGTGGAAAGTCAGGAATTGTATCTACACTTAACGGAGCTTTAGCAGATGACACTCAAGGTAACAATGGGTCTGCAACAAACATAACGTTAACATCAACAACAGGATTTCCAACGTCAGGGACAATAAAAGTTGGAGCTGAGTTTATTTCTTACACGGGTGTATCTGGAAACGATCTAACAGGAATTACCAGAGCAACAGCGGGAACACGATCTGCACATTCAAATGGAGCAGGTGTTGAATTTTACATTGCTTGGGGACAAGCTAGTTTATCAACTACTGTAATTTTAGATCCTGCCTCTTGGTCACTAGATCATTTTGGACAAATACTAATTGCTACAATTAAAAATGGTAAAACAT